TGAAATACAAAAACCCCTTAGCTGTTGACACGGACTTGTTTGACTTGGACGCTAACCTAAATCCCGATGATAGCCTTGATGTGTTTGTTCTAAAGATGAACTCAAAACATTGGAGCTTTTTGTCGGTTGGAGCTAGTAGCACCGCTAAAGAGAGTTGCTATGGGCAAGTTATTAGTGCCGTTGGATTTAATTCTGATGGCTTGTTGATGACGAGTCCAGGCAAAACTCTAGTGGGCTCTGGAGTAAACGAGTTGTGGCATACAGCTACAACGCACCCCGGCTTTTCCGGGGCGCCGCTTTATTGTGGCAAACATGTGGTTGGAATCCACACAGGACATGCGGATGGTCATAACAGGGCCGTTCGCGTTGAAGCAGTCCTGCGCCTAGTCAAAACTGGAGAGGAAGCCTCTGAAAGTTTCGAAATTGAAGAGGAAGACGCCAGAGAAATCAAGATTGGTGGCCGTCGCGCGACGGTTCGTGAACTTGACGACGGCGCCCTTGTAGCAGAGTTTCGAAACGGAGCAGTTCGCTTCTTTGACGATGATGACGTGGAGGAGTACAAGTCCAAATTGCAGCGGAGAGATGAGATGATGGAGCGTGAAAGACTAGATCGTGAAGAAATTTACAAAAACTTCTATGACGCATCAAAATCAAAAACTATACCGACCGCAAAAAAGGACTGGGCACCACTCCCGGTGAATGCATCTTGGGCAGACGAATCAGCCTCAACTCAACAGAACGAAGTACCGGTAGTACCTGAAAAGGTTCCGGACTCTGGGGTCTATGTAGTTGAGCGGAAGAAGTCAGTCCATATACAATCTCCGATGGCTATTGTGCCAGAAGTGGTTGCATATTTGGATTCCAAGTTAGAGGAGCTAATCAAAATCGGCTACGAGCCTGACAAATACATCATGCCTGAAAGCACGTACGAAACAGAACAAACTTCAGTACGCAAGCACTTAGAGCTGTACGAGCTAAACTGTAAATCAGTCACTCGACCTCCTACAGCAGACGAGTTGAAGCGCGCTCACAAGATTATGATGCTTCGGTTGCAAGCGCTGCGTTTTCCTGTAAAAAAAGGTTACAAATCCAAACGCAATCTTGCCTCCATTATCGATTCAAATCGAGTAAAGGACAAGAAAAGCCCAGGATACCCTTATAAGGAGATGGGACTTGCCACGAATGAGCAGGTCATCAAGCGTTATGGTGTCGAAGGATTCGCTGATCTCGTACTTCAGCAATGGGACGATGATTACGAATACGCGCTCTTCGCGAAAGCGGGAGCTGAAAAAGCCAACAAGATTGAAAATGAGATGCAACGAGTCGTCTACAATCATCCTCTAAACAAACTCGTAAAGAATCACGCCCTGTTCGGCTCATTAGCAGAGAGGGCGCTCACGCAATGGCGTAAATCCCCAGTCAAATATGCATTTAACCCATTATTGGCAGGTCACATTGAGCACTTGAAAAAGCACCTTGGTCCTGTGAAATTGTGGGAGAGTGACAAGCCGACATGGGATTACAGCTTTTACTCGTGGTTTTACGATTCGATCCAGGAACTAGTTAAAGAACTAGCAGTTGCAGGTATCGACGTAACTCCTGAGGAGATGGCTGAGTACCATCTTGACGTAGAGAGAGAATTTCAGAGTGTGAAGAAATCGAAAGCCTTCAGATGTTCCAACGGAACCGTCTATGCTGCCAAGCAAGATGGAGCCATGAAGCCTGGCTGGTTTTTGACAATTTTTTGCAACTCGGTTGCGCAAGACTTGTTGGATGTCTTAATCTTTATCCGTGCAGGCATGACAGACAGCGAGATAGTTGATCTGCCTATGGCTGCTGGAGGGGACGACGTCCTACGCAGCGCACCGAAAAATCTGTCAGTCGAAAATTACAACGTCTTAGCTCGTGAATTAGGTTTCCAGACCACGGTCAAAGAAATTGATTCTTTTGAGGGCAGCGAGTTTTTTAGCAGTCAATTCTTCGAGGAAAACGGAGTTTTAACATTTGTACCTAAGCGGTTTAGCAAATGCATTAAGAATTTGAGCGCCACTTCCGTTGAGAATCTCTCCGGCGCGCTCATATCCCACATGCAAAACTACTGTTGGGTAGATGAGAAATTTCGATTCTTCGAGAGAATGTTTGTTGAATTCACGAGCAAATACCCCGAATTGTTCGATTACAGTCAAATCATTCCGCAAAGGATGCTCCAGTACAAAGTACTCGGTGTGGAGAGTAGCTTCTCTAAGCTGAAGAAACCCAAAGGCGTGAAGGGTAAGGAAAACGCTGAGCAGAATTTGTTGTGTGGTTGTTGTGATCAGAACTAGAGTTCACATACGACCTTTCTAAGTCGTTAAACTGGAAATGTGCATTATATGTGGAAAGTCGGTTGGTTG